GATGGTGAGCATATCCTCTCTGCGCGATATGACGAATATGAATGTGCCTCGTAAATCAAACCGCCGCAAAAATACTTCCGATAAAAATTCGATTTCTTTAGGAGATATCTAATAAATCGCAAATATATATGCAGTGATTCATTTATAAATTAAAATGCGAAAATGGAACTCCGTAAATGGATTCGAATATTCAAATAAACTAGAACTCGCAAAGGGTTGTAAAAGTTATTCTGATTTTTTACACATTTTCCCATTTGAAACGTCTATCGGAGAGGATGTGATGGGTTATAAAAGTGACACAGATATCGAATCCTCGCCGGTAGATACTCAATTCTTGTTTCGCTCAAAAAAGATGAGTGGGGAAATAGGAGTGAATATAGATGACTTACTTAAAGAAGAAATAAAATCGAAAGATATTGATGGTGTACCTCATAAAATATCTCGTACATTCACGGATTCTTCTGTAGAGGAATGGAACGTAACAAACAACGGATTTCCGGAAGAAATAATGGATAATCAAGATGCGTCGGTGTTGGAAGAATTCTACTGTGAATCAAAATCAAACATCGCCACATTTTCGAAATTTGTGAATAACTTATTTGAGAATCCAGAGGGTAGACTTACGAATCTGCAGAGGATTGCTATTATCCTTTATACGTGTTTTGAAACATACAGAACAATTATTAGTAGTTTTCTTACCGTATTTGTTCCGCAAAAATGTGGTGGGTATTCTTGCAGTATACTGGAGAATATAATACCGAAAGATGATATTGAAATTGCTGCAATATCTATCAATACATTTATGGCGTTTTATTTTTGTATACTGTTTATGATAGAAAGCACACGAGAAACGATTGTAAAGAAGTATTTGACATATGACAAATCATATGCAACGAACAAAGAATATTTGATAAAAATGCTGTCTAGTATGAAAGAAAACGAGAGGAATGAGATGTTTAGATTGAATGCGGTTTATCGTGGTTTCGCACAAGGTCTTCTCATATTCTTTTTTATAAATGCCGGAATCAGTTGCGTTGTTATTCAAAAGAATTACCTGAATAATACAACCAGTACGGTTTTCATAACAAATATGTTTTTTACAGTTAATCGGATACATAAAGCATTGAAAATAACGTCTTCCGGTGAATACAATATATACTCTACGTATAGGTCGGATAATCTAATATACAATCGGTATCGAGGAGAATTGATGCACGACCGTCCGCCTGGAATCATTTTTCCATACGTTTATAAGTTCATACAAATGTACTCCGATAAGGCAAAAAATTGAACGACTTTTTATTTATATATTAGTATATGTAAATAACTCACGCTACCATTATTATAAAGTATTCAACCCCTGCAAAATATGAACATGTTCGAAAGTGCTAAGACTATTATCAACAATTATTACACATATATTATAAATACAACACCCTCTGTGCCTGTGCCAGAAACACCTGCTCCCGCGTGTGAAGATATGTATGGATGCAATACCGATTCTCCGATGAACGAGTTATCCGCTGCTGTGAGAATGGATATCGAGAACGAGAAGGACGAAACGGAGAGTGACAACGAAGACATCTTCGAAGACCAACCGGAAGATGCAGAAGATACTACATTCCCGATGGAGGTTGTAGACGATTCTGCTCCGCATGTCACTATGTTTCGAGGCAATCGTGCAAAGACCTTAGAAGATGAAATGGATGAAGAAGATATGCTGAATGCAGTTTCACTTACTCCGTTCTTCGGTCTTGTCACAGAGGACGACCCTCGTTTTAAAAACATCACATTCTTCCGAGGAGGTCGGGGGTCTCCCGTAGACGACCTTATGGAGATAGCATATGACAACGCATCATACCGTGATACGCATCCGGATTCAGACGAAGACTGCCCAGAAGAGGAAGTGATATACATTGACATCTCGGATAGTATTGACGAAAATACTATTTCAACGATGCGTTATGACCCGAACGAACGCGGAACGATCAGAGGATGTCTCGGTTGCCACTACTTCGTCGCCAGTTCCCGTTGCACATATTCGGGAATCCGTTGCCGCACTTGCGATTGTCTAATGGAGTACGTTCTGTAAAGTCTGAGACAATTCCGGAGAGAGTAACGAACGTAGGAATTGGATGATTATACTTGTAGGCATAATGAGGAGTAAACGAGGTAAGTGCAGTATATTATATTTACATAAATAATCACATGTTTTTTATGTAAATGTGTCACATAGTAGGTAGAGAATGGATGGGTTATGCGCGTCGGTGTGAATAATTCGAACTGGCATTCAAATTATTATAAATACTCATTAAATCGTCTACATTAAATGTCAATTCACTCTCGTAGTAACCATTATCTGTATTTATTGCATTGTTTACACTGGATAAAATCGTAGACAAGACATTATTTACAGCATTATTATTGGTATTCCCCGAAGGGTCTGTATGATTGATGGTAGTGTTTTGCAAAAGAGATGTTCTGCATACCGGACAATTATCGTGTGTATGTAACCACTCGGTTATCTCATTTTCTTTGAATATATGACCGCATCTGTTTATACGCATAACATTTTGCCCATTTGCAAACCGTTCCCATGAAATCGGACAACGGTCGGATGTATTCATAGAAGCATCATATACCACTATTTGCGTTTCATTTGCAATCTGTTCATCCGTCAATCCGCGAGCATTCGCATCCGATTCAAATAGTTGTGTGTATATAAAACCTCTCGTTTGTGCATTACGCTGTTGATTTATTTGGTTTTGCAAGTTTCGAATATACGAATTTGTATTTGTCGATGCACGACTCGGATTCGGATTCGGATTTCCAAGTAAACCGTCAAATATAGCATCCATGTTTGGCGTCACGCCATACGAGAACGCCATCTCATACCCAATCAGTCGCATAACCTGTTGCATATTACTCTGGTAATCCTCTACAATGTTTTCGATGAATCGCATTCTTCTCGATTGTGCATCGAGTCGCTGTTGTAAAGAAATAAAATAATTATTTGATATATCCATTTTTGTCTAATAGAGTTAAACAATTTAAGGCGTTTATATACATTTACGACCTTTTATTTTGCAATGAATATGCAAGAGAACTTACCTTGTGGATTAGCGAATTTAGGGAATACGTGTTTTCTGAATTCGTGTATACAATTACTGAATTATACGCATGAAATATTTGAAAGCATGAAGACCAAAGTATCTACTGCGGAATGTTATTTAGATGACCAATTCGTCTTTAATGAATGGATAGAATTACGCAATATTATGCTCGATGTGAGAGGGCGCGTACAAAATCCAGTCGTACAACCTGGTAAATTCGTCCATACAATACATCGAATTGCCTTGAAGAAAGGACGTGAAGTGTTTACAGGTTGGGCGCAGAATGATTTAACGGAATTTTTGCTGTTTATGATTGACTGTATACACAATACTCGAAGGCGAAGTATAAGTGTAGATATTTGCGGTATAAGCGAATCGCCGACGGATGATTTAGCGTTGCAATGCTACTCAATGTTGAAAGACCGGTATGAACGCGAAAACGACTATTCAGAGGTGAGCGAAGTATTTTACGGAGTTTACGTATCTCGTCTTTTTACACCAGACGGTCGCATTCTCCATTCAAACAAACCCGAATCATATTGCATTTTGGATTTACCAATTCCTCCTCTCAACACAAACAATCAACAACTATCTTTGCTGAATTGTTTCGATGCATTTATAGCAGATGAACTGTTATCAGACTGGTTCAATGAGAAGACGAATACAAAAGAACCTGTCCGAAAGAATATCGTATTCTGGAACTTCCCCAAAGTTCTTATAATTACATTGAAACGTTTTTATTCAGATGGACAACATAAGAATAATGTACTCGTCGATTTTCCTCTAGACAGTCTTGATTTGTCCAGGTATGTTATTGGATACAAAGCAAATACATATAAATATAAGTTATTTGGAGTGGCAAATCATATGGGTGGTATATCCGGTGGACACTATACTGCATTTGCATTGAACGGCGATGATTGGTACTGTTTTAATGATGCATCTGTATGTAGAATAAATCCGGGAGAAGTCGTATCATCTTCTGCATATTGTCTGTTTTATAGGAAAATATGATAATGCCAGATAAACGACCGTAGGGTGTTTCTTAGGTAGAATGACCATGAAAGATAATAATCAAATATATTATAAATCGATGAGTAGCAATAAAGATAATAACGAACAATCATCAACGAATTCTCTTTTTCAGATATTCAAAGACTCAAATATAGTAATTATAGCGTGGTTTTTAGCAGTTTATTTCGTCGTTTATCTGCTGTTAAATATTTTCCGAGGCAGAGATGGCGCGAGAAGTTCGATTTCGAAATGGATTGATATTATTTCTCTGATGGTTGTTCTTATTTATTTGGGAACCACCTATTTTTTTAAAACAAATGACGAGAAGAAGGAAATAGTTGGAGATGTTTATACCAATTTCAAAAATTACATTGATAATCCACTTTCAATCATATCGTCCATCGTTTTCATATTGACACTGTATATCGTCATCTATATTTTAGCACTACCAATGGACTCTGCCGGAAAACCAATCACAATTAAATTGGTTGAGAATTTCGCTTGGTTACTGTTAGTGGTAGTGTTATTTACTACGTTTTTGCGATATATTTCCGGTGTATCGGTAACTTCATTTATGGATGAAGTTGGCGATTATTTACATAAAAAATCAGAGGAAGCAGAAGAATCACACAAAGATGTAAAAGGTAATACGAGCGCCTCGTCTAGTTCAGTACAGATGGACGAAGTATTCAATATTGGAAATAATATGTTTACATACGACGATGCACAGTCTGTATGCGCGTCATTTGGCGCAAGATTGGCAACATACGACGAAATTGAAAATACATATAATAGCGGAGGTGAATGGTGTAACTATGGGTGGTCGGAAGGACAAACCGCATATTTCCCAACACAAAAAGATACATGGCAAAGACTACAGAAGTCGGAATCTACTAAACATTCTTGCGGCAGACCCGGCGTAAACGGCGGATTCATAAATAATCCAAATGTGCGATTTGGTGTTAACTGTTTTGGTAAAAAACCGAAACCATCTACAACCGATTTATCTGCAATGATGAACGGTTCAAACATCCCGAAAACAAAAGAAGAAATACTACTCGAGAAGAAAATCGAATTTTGGAATGCAAATCGCGATAAACTATTGAAAATCAATGGTTATAATAACAACAAGTGGTCTATGTATTAGTTTTACAATTCAACTGCAATGACCATTGCTTCCACGTTATATTCTTCGGTTCTTCTCGCGGAGAAGGCACGGTTTCATTTGCTTTGTCTAGTTTTTCACCGAGACGAATAGCACTGTCTACATACAATTCTTTTAAGATTTTACCTACCACAACTGACCCCTCATTCTGATCCAATTGTTCTTGTTCTATTTGCTCCAATACTCGAATAAGTTTCACCATAATAAACAGGTTCAATTCATCCTTCACAAGTTTATTAAATAAATCCGTATAAAGATTGTACATAATTGGTGCAACTGTCTTACACATTTCTGTAAATTCGTCGGGCGATTTTTCACGCAATTCTGGATTTGCGCGTTTTAACTTCTCAATATCACGCATACCATCTAATAACAATCCACTGTGTTTAAGTCGCCTTATGTCTTCTGTATGGTCAACATAATCTTGGTTTTGTGCTAACATCTTCTTCAGGTTTAATTTTTCTTCCGGATTCATTTCTATTATATAGAACCATTTAAACAAAGTGTTTATATGCGTTAAATCGCATATTATTCCTGTCTAATTCATAAAGCTCGTGACTTCGTTACATCCTCTCTCCGGAATTGTCCCAATACATTATTATATGATAAGTTTATTGGATGGACACGTATTCTCAGATTGTATCGAATTTCAAAGTATTTAGTAAAAATGGAAATGCTGAACCCATTCAACCGAACAAAATCATCGGTGGGTCCGGTGTTCTTCTCAAACCGAGTATAGAAAGCGCAAGGTGGATAATAGTTTTTATTATTTTAGTAGTAGGGGTCATTTATTACAAGAGAACCGAACTGATAGAATTATTAAATAGCACCGTTTATAAATTTTTACTGAAGACTCATATAACGTCTTCTGGGGAATTCGCGTCTACTTATGTGCCACAGAATATCTTATCGGTTGAACCTGGTTCGACGGGGACAATTGATTTTAGTAATTAGATTATTTGCCAAGGCACAAGTGGGACAATTCCGGAGAGAGGAACGAACGTAGGAATTGGATGATTCTCTAAGGCACGAGTAAGAGAAACGACCGTAGGCACTGCGCATCTGTTTCGTAGGTAGAATGGTATAAACGAATATGTATTGTTTCGTAGGTAGAATGTCCCAAATATAGTATGAATATTTATGTGTTTAATTATATAAAAATTAATGGAAGAACAAGACCGCAATCAGATGGATAATACAAATATCATACAAGATGGGTCGGGGTCATATTACAAGTATGCTTATAATCCATTTAAATATGTATTTAGCAAAATGTATGAACACTCGATGTGGATTATGGGGTTTAAATGGTATACAATTGTATTTGTAGTAATAGTTGGGTTATTCACTTTTGCACTGGCGGAATCTATCATTGAACAACGAAAGGAACAGCGCAAACGAAAGAAAGAAGGGATGGAAGCATTGAACCCGTCAAATATTAAAGATGATGATAGGAAAACAAAAAAGGTGAAAAAGGTATCCTTTGAATCAGATAAGAAGGATAATTTATACTCACGGACTCGCGAGATGTTCATTCAATTCTATAGTTTACTGATACTCCCATCGATTTATGCATTATTTAGAAGAGTTCTATAGAGAATATGTGATATTATGTATATAAAATGGCAAAAACAAATCCATTAGTCGTATTATTAGTAGTTTTGGTTGTTGCATTCTTTCTTCTGGTACTCTCTTCGTGTAATAAGTATGTACCATACAATAGCACACGTGTGAACTACGCCGCATATGAACCCATGACAGAGAAGAAGCTAGATCCTGATACGGATTCAGCACCAATGAGTGATGTTAAATCCGAGGTTGACGAGAAGTCTGAAAGTAAGAAGGATACAACTAAATCATCGTCTATATTCCCTGCTTCTATGTTTGGGAAAAGTTCTACTGAAAATTTCACACCAATCGTGGATGTGGCACAAACAATACAATATGGTCCTCTCAGAGATTCTGAAATCATTGATAAATTTAGTCAAGTGACAAAAAATGGTGTCGATGGAGTTGACGGGTGTGTATCTTCTGGGTTAAGTAACTCAAGTGGATACATTTGCTTAACACCTGAATTGATTGACTTGCTTAAAACCCGCGGAGGAAACGCATCGGGAAAAGATAACGGTTGTGGAAAAGCAAAATAATAATTCATACCCCAGATAATAAATAAAATCATATGAATATTCTCGATTCATATGATGAGTAGTAACCGTAACTGGGACAATTCCGGAGAGAGGATGTAACGAAGTTATAACGAAGTCATAACGAAGCACAGGAACGTAGGCAGAATGTCCCAAATCAACATAATCCAGTGCAAGTATCTGACTCCAATGGGCAATGACTTGCAAACCAATTGATATATTGCAAGAATAGTTTTGTGTCAGTTAAATTATTCGGATTTGACATTTCGCCCAATAATGTTGCAGCGTTTTGCGATTTAATTTTCGATATGTAGCTTTGGATTTTTTGTATATACAACATATCCGATTTATTGTTCGATGAATTCGTAAAAACATATATCACCGCATTTATAAGTTCAATATTATTTGTTATATTTATCGGGAAGTTATCTACCGGTTTAATTGGGGGTGTCGTACTTGGCGATGCATTACCTGTTACAATAGGGGTTGTTGGTGAAACAGTGACATTTCCTTCGAACCCTTCATTCACTTGTTTAAAATGCGTATTGCTAAATGGGATAAGCGATATTACGCAAACCGCAACGATAAATAATACCATAATCAATACTAGTTTCGTCTTCATCTGTGAATCTATATATTCGAATGTCATATTTTATTTATGATTTCTGTATACGAAAATCCTGGTGTGTTTTTCTGGATTTTTACGAAAATACCATTATGATATCATTTTGATTTCATAATAGTATCGTCTGACCATTGTAGTATACGCGGTTGTGTTATGTATTAAAATTATTTTTTGGGTGTTGTTTTGTGTGGGGTTGCATTTTCTTTAAGTGGTTCTTTTTTGGATAGTGGGTTGGATAGTAGGTTGGATGATGGTGGTTTGGATGGTCCAGTGGTTGCATTTTCTGTAAATGGTTCCGGTCCAAGTTTTACGTTAAACATGGTCCCTACCAAAAGAACGACAAAAATAAACACTAATAGAGTTATTGCGCGCGCACTAAATACTTTTGAAAGATCCATATCGGTCGGAGATATACAATAATGGTATATATTATTGAATATCGTTTTTATTAACTTTCCGAAAATACCCCTAACATTATGTTAGTTACAATGCATATTATTGCAGTCGCTACCGCTTCACAG